ACATTTTGCATATTCGTTATTTAGCCATTCATAATCCGGCTCTATTCCGAGGTGCAAAATCGGATTATGTGGTTTTAGAAACTCCATGAGTTCGTCAGCTTTATCCCAAGGAATTATTTCTATTTGGTCTTTATTCTTTTGCATTTTGTTATCGTTATAAGTTGCTTATACCTTGTAGTCGATTTCTCCTTTCCATGCTATTCCATGGTTCTTACCATACGGTGATAGCGATTTGGGATGTATTCCGAATGAGACCAAATACTTATCTATGTATTCAAGCGTTTCGTTAAGTTCATCACGGTAAGAATCAGTGAAGTAAAAATTAAAGCTTATGTGTAATTGCCACAGAAGATATTTCTGCGTAAAAAAGACCTTTAATTTTTCCATTTCTTGTTCTTGATTACCATATTTAGATAAATAGGTTTTGAGTTGCGGCTCATTCTTCTTAACTGAAAAATCATCATGCACTTTCTCTACATAGCGCTGCATCTCATGTAGCGATGCCATTATCTTTGATTGAGAGTATCTTGCTTCATTGAATGATATGCACGTGTTGCACCATAAAAATGAAGATTTAGGGTGCTCAACGTCAAAATCCCCCAAGAATAATGCATTAGCCAATCCGAAATAATGACTATATTGGTGTGTTGGAGTTGGAAGCACAATGTTGTATGCCGAGTTTTGACGTTTTACTATATAGTCATAGAAAACAGTCTGAGCGTCAATCTCTTGCTGCAACACACGTTGCGCATATCTCTGTAAGCAATGAGCTTGATAGATAACCACATGACCCTCAGGAAAGAAATTCCCGAAGCACAATTTATCGTTCCAACGAAACTCACAAACGAACAATGGCAAATCTCCAAAAGCGTTTCCTCTTTTCAGAATCTTAAACGTCGTTCTGTTATTGGTCTGCAAGGTCTCCCATCCGATACTTATTGTTTTTTTCTCTCGTTGACACCTTTGTCGTAAGATTGCATTCAAGCGAGGAAAAATAACTTTATGGTAATGAGGTAGAACAATATCGTCAAATTCTTTGCGAAGAGAAGTCATAACTTCATACTTCGTCATCGTATCTATAATCATGCTGGAAACAGTTTGCGAATTTCTTCTATGGTTAAGGGATTAGTATGATTGGCATCCCCATGCAGAAAGAATTTTTGTGAAATTGGTTGCCTTCCAATATTGCATATACTTGCAACTTTTTTTATTGAGTTTGGCAAATCAAAATATTTGATTTCTCTGCATTCGTAAAATGCATTTGTGCCAATTGACTCAAGCGTATCTGGGAAAATAACTTTAGATATATGGCATGATTTGAAGGCATACTTACCAATGCTTTTGGTGCCATAGGGTATTGTGTATTCTCCTTTCCTACCTTGTGGAAAAGCGACCAACTCTTTGCCCTTAAATAAAACGCCATCCACATCGTGATAAATACTATTATCTTTATCAACGATAATATCCTGAAGAGAATCACACATATACATATTCCAATCTATTTTGGCAACGTGCTTACCAATAAAGATTTTCTTTAGATTCCTACAATGTGAAAAACTCATTCCATCTATTGAAGTAATCGTATATTCTTTATCGTGGTAAATACCACTAACAATCTGCAATTCGTCTGGTGTGCCGTAATAACGAGCACCTTCATAAGTGCCAATCGTCGAAAATACGCCAACACGAATTGGCTTCCCCTCGATGCTATGCAGCGTTGCTGTACTATCATCAATGGGAATTATATGTAGCAAATATTGCTCTTTAGTATCCATTTTAAGGTGTTTTGTTGTCTTTTTAGGCTTGAAAGGTACTAATTATTTTTGTGACAGACAAATATAATTAGTCATGGACCACAAATTCACTGAACTTATAGGCAAATGGCTGGAGACAGCCGCTGATGAGCGCGACTACAGCGTCGGCGCTCTCTACCTCCTGAAACTGAGTGGCAATGCCATCATGTACCGCAACATCATTGCGGCTCTCGATAAGCGCAAGGACTTTATCGAGTATCAGCTTCAGAAGTATTACAACTTCCGTGTGCAGGAGTTAACCCATGCGCAGGTCGTTGAGATGGAAACCCAAGTCGAGGAAATTGTGGCTGAACACATTCCTCTCGCAGCAAAGGCCGACGAGGAATCGCAAAAGGGTAAGCGTTCAGACCACGACCAACTTCCGGAGGATATTCAGGCGAAGTACGTTGAGAATCTATCGCTGCTGCAACGTATGCGCGAGCTGCATCTTCGCCTTCGCACCATGTCAACCGAGGACTCTACTTGCCCCGACAGCGAGCGCTATCCGTTCCTCAAAGAACTTATAGAGCTCGACAAGAAGTTACACGCCAACTGGGAGGAGTATGACCATTACGTCATTTCTTCCGACCCCTCGGCTGATGCCGCCGCCACGCCCGTTTCGACGAAATCGAAAGCCAAATCGAAGAAAGCCGCTAAGTCATAATGCAACGCACCGCTTCAATATACGACATTCTGAAACCACTTTCTCAGAAACCGTTTCAGGCATATCTTTCGACAGCTTTGCAAGTTGCCGACGTACTGGAGTGGATATTGGCGCAGGTGGGTGTAGCCGAAATCTGGCAAACATCTTTCTCCATCTCCGAAGAGTTCCTTCGCAGACTTTATTTCATCACTCGCGACAAAAAGGTCAGCCGCATAAATCTTGTGCTCGACCATAAGGCAACCAACAAGACGCTCAAACTCTGGAGCTTCATCATTCAAGTTATTGAGCGCACTTATTTGGCTGACAACCACTCGAAAATCTTGCTGGTTAAGGGCGAGAACGGCACCAAGGTTGCCGTTGTTACCTCGCAGAACCTTACCCGAGGCAACCGTGCCGAGTCTGCTTTCATAAGCACCGACCCGGCAATTTTCGATAATCTTTTTGCGCAAGTCAACGATTTAATCACTAATCATTCCGTTCCGCTAAATGACTTATTCAGAGACCGTATTACAACAGATTGAAAAATTTGCTGCCATCTATTTGAAGATAAGCGACATCGCCGTAATACTTGATATTCCGGCTGATGTGCTGCGCTCAGACATAGCTGACCGCACAACCGACGTGTCGAAAGCCTATCGACGTGGCAAAGCCGCATCGAAGGTCAAGCTTCACTCTCAGGAGATGATGCTTGCCCAAGTAGGCTCTCCACTCGCCATCGAAAATGCCCATCGCAATTTACTTGATATGGAGGACGATGAGTAATGTCAACACCAAGTGCAATTGAAGTTTGCCGTGCTGACCTCTTCACAAAAGAGGACGAACTTGCGCAGCGCTATCCGCAAATCATTGTGGAGAAGGTGTTGCGTGTGCGTGAGATGTACAACTGGTTCATCTCCAACCCCGACGCAACCGACCGAGAGTTCGTCGCCGAGGTCATGCAACGCCATCCCATTTCTCGTGTTACGGCTTACAGCGATCTTGCAATATGCAAAACGCTGCTGCCGACACTTGCCACCGCAAGTCGCGATTTCCACCGCTGGCGATACAATGAGATGATTCTCGCCACTTACAAAATGGCGGAGAAGCGCAAGGATACTAAGACCATGGAACGGGCGGCGTCATCCTATGCCAAGCACAACCGCGTTGACCTGGAGGATGAACAAGCCATGCCTTACGACATGATTGTGCCACAACCGTTCACGGCTACCGATGACCCACGTGTCCTCGGCATCGAACCTATCCCCAATATACAAGAAAAAATCTCGGCTATGATACAAAAGTACCGTGCCGAGACCATTGATATTGAGGATGTTCAGTTCGAGGAAGTTGACCTCGAACTTGATACACTATTTCCTAATTCGCAACCGGAAGATCATGAGTGACAAACGCATATATTTCAACAAGCCGCAGCGATTGACGCAACTCATCGGCGCCAACACCACCGTTATCGTTGCCGGCCGTCGTACCGGTAAGACGGACTCCATCGCCGCGCCTTTCGTGCTTCGCAATATGCAGCGTATGCCGGGCAGCACCGGAGGCATCTGTGTGCCGACTTTCAAACACGGTCTTACGAACACCATCCCGGGTTTGCTCGCTGCTTGGAAACGTTGGGGATTTCTAAACGGTGTGCATTACGTGATTGGTCGGAAACCGCCCAAATCGTTCAAGCAACCGATAATCCAACCAAGCGACTATGAACACGTCATTTCGTTTTACAACGGATCGTGCGCCATCATCATCTCGCAAGACCGCCCCGGCTCGTCAAACTCGTTGACTCTCTCTTGGCTACTCGTAGATGAAGCCAAGTTCATTGATTACCAGAAGCTCAAAGATGAAACGCTACCTGCCAACGGCGGTATTAAATCGTACTTCGGGCATCACTCGTTCAATCACTCAATTATGATATTGAGCGATATGCCACAGACGCAGCGCGGCTCGTGGTTCTTGCACTATCGCGACAAGATGGATGCCGAACTGATAAAAACTATTGAGGGTACGGTCTACGAAATTTGGCGCACCAAGGAACGGATCCGCCAACTCAATAATCGTGGCGAAACCGTTCCCGAGTATCTGAAAGGCTACCTCCGTCGCCTCGACACTAACCTCAATAAGATGCGCTCCGTTGCGGTTTACTATAAGGAATATTCCTCTATAGAAAACCTGCAACTGCTTGGCGAAAACTACATCAAGCAGATGAAGCGCGACCTCACGCCTTTGACATTCCAAACCTCTATCCTTTGTCAGAGGATCGGAATCGCCAAAGACGGTTTTTATTCTTCGATGCGCGAAGCTCATAAGTACGATGCAAGCAACTTTGACACCCTCGACGCTGAGTTTAAGAAGTTGGCTGACAGCCCTCTTAACTCTTCACTCTCAACTCTTAACTCAACAAGCGATAGCGACGTTGACCCCGACGCTCCAATTTGCATCGGTATGGACTACAATGCAAATATCAACTGGATTGTTGCGGGGCAACCACGTGAGCGCCGGCTCAACGTCATCAAATCTTTCTACGTGAAATTCGAGCGCAAAATTCCGGCACTCGTTGCCGACTTTTGCTACTACTACCGCGACCATCGCAACAAAACCGTAGTGTTTTATTACGATGCTACCGCTCTCGGCTCAAACTATGCCGTCAACGAGCAAGATTTTCGCTGGGTAGTAATCCACGAATTTGAAAAGCATGGTTGGCAAGTGGAACCGGTCTA